GCAACGCAATAGTTTAGTTAGGCTTTCAGTTCGTGCAATGCGAACATTGCGCCTAGTTCATGTAGTACAATTCACCACAACAGAGGATACACAACATGAAAAACCAGTACGATTTTCTTGGTGATCTCGAGCGCTACGATTTCGACGAGTTTAACTTCATTGTTCGCTCATGGAATCAAGATAAAGTTATATGCTCTTTTTGTTTGGTCCCTACGTATTTGGGTGCATTGCGTGAAGCAGTTTGGGCAATTCACCATGGTTACACATATTCGATTTCTCAAGTACTCCCCCTAACTACAGGAAACTAACATGGAAAAGCTTATCGCAGCATTTGAGAAGTCACCTACGTTAGCGAACGCAAAGAAACTGATACTTCATGTTAAGCGTCATCCCATGTGTGAATGCATGATGGAAAAAGAAGACTGGAAAACGTACAGCAACGCATATCAACTAACCCTAGGAGGGAACTAACATGTTCACTAACAATGGTTTCAACCCACGTCCTGTAGTACGTATTTCCTACAACAAAGACTGGGAGGAATTCGTAGTGAAACTAGAGGGGAAGCCAAATGCGGATTATTTCACGAACGATGCATTTGACGCACTATCGCAAGCTAGATTCAACGTGCGCGAACATGGTTACCGTATTGTCATCTCAGCGAACGCACGTAGTCGCATCAAGAAAGTAGAATTCATGTAGCATTATTACGTTACGGGACGAGCCCCTAGCATGTGCAATGCATGCATAACGTTTCATGTAAACGCTATTTGAAAACGTAATTGACGTTAAATAGGGTAGGGGGATGTCAAGGGGTAGTGACATCGTAATAGTAAAAAAAAGGACAACCATAAAAATAACACCCTAACCTACCCTGAGAGGAGAGAGTAGGGGGTAGGGGGAGTAGGTACCCTAGGGGGAGTCAACCTAGTCAACCCTCCCGTCCATATGCCCGTCACTTTCTCTCATTGTTCAAACCAGTACCCCTTGACAACCCCGCACAAACGTTTTACCGTTACCATAAGTCACACACCTAACAATTCTACAGGAGCACAACATGAAAACGTATTGCATCATCTACCGTACGGGCGGAAAAGACAATTTCAAATGGAACCGTTCCCTAGCTGTAGAGAAGTTTAGTGAAGCTATGGAAATGAGAGACGCTACGATGAGAGAAGGGTACAATGCATTTATTGAGGATTACACATGGTCCATTGCATCAGGATTGCCGGAAGGTTATACATATACGTTCCCTAACGCTTAAATCACACACACACACTCATTCTACAGGAGCACACTAAGATGATTTCCACAATCAAGTACTCTCAAGACACTTCCGTTACCGTTCGCTCACCGTGGGGTTTCTACATCTCAGCTAGAGTAATGTGCCCTGATGGTATCGCACGTAACGTCAAGCGTATTTCAGAGTGTGCCGACACATTCTTTTCCGTTCCATGTTCCGTTACGTTCAAGGGTAAAACGATTGCTGGATATATGACGTTCGCCGACACACACCCTAACGATTACAATTCAACAGAACAGCACGTAGAATTCCGCCCGTATCAGAACCGGAAGAATGCACACCTATTCAACGGAGGGAAGTAACATGCCGCACACATACGATAAATTCATCTCACCTATTGGCGCGACAGGACAGCATAACGCTATGAATGCATTTGCATACATGTACGCCGGCAAATTGTGTAGGATTATTTCCAAGGTATGGGTTGACTCTACAGAATTCGTAGGTTACCGTTACACTGTAGAGATGGAAGACAAGGGAAGGGGTACGTTATGGGAAGATGAAGTTAGCACATGGTGTGAAAATTGCGGTACATGCTGGATGTGTGACGTTTGACATAGGTTTAGGGTAGCGTATAGGCTTCTATGTGGTGCGATGCCACAACCCTACATGTTCTTTCGCTGGTTCACTAGTTCACTTACCTTTCAGGGGATACAAACATGGAAAAGATTTCCGAAACCCGCATTCTTAATCTCATCTCTGTTATGTGCAAGCAATATGCCATGTCGGTAACGTATGATGAAGGAAGCAAGGTGAACGGAAGATGCTGGCGCGTCACCTTCCGTTGTGGTCCTAATGCATCGCGTGAATTGATAGGTGTCACGCGACGGGAAATCTATGATGCATTGCACGCTTTCTGGAACGGTATGGCATTCGAAGCAGCATGCAACCTTACTTTCAGGGGGCTGTGAACGTGCACATTTCAGGGACCAAGTACACAAAAGGTTTCACGCAATGGGGAATATTCACCAACATGTTTTCACTAGGTGACATTCGCACGGTAGGATTCTACTTCCATGTTCACACACCCATTTACATTTTCAGAGTCAACTAACGTGCGCATTACGATCAGCGGCAATCCCGAAACACAAACGGTATTTGTAGTCGCAACGGAAAACGGTACCGTTAAGTATGCTGAAACACATGAGCCCAACGAAACGTTAAAGGATGTGTTAGATACCGTGCGAACGTTCATTGTTAACTCTCCCCGAAACACTAACCATAAGGGTAACTAATATGTTCAACGTCATTGTTCAGAAAGGTTCTACGCTTGTGAACATTAAAGGTCATACGCTTTTGAGTGATGCGGTAGAATACGTGGATGAGATGCGTCAAGTCTACGATGCGAATGAAAACGTATCAACAGACACCTTCCCTGATTGCCGCATCATGTACCGTAACGATGCTGAGAAGGTTCTCATTTCTGTATGGAAGGAGCGTCCGTTCTGTTCTTAGTTAGACTGTCGGAAGGGTTGCGGCATGTAACAGGACATGCTAGGAGGGTTCGACTCCCTCCCCGATATTTTTTAAAAAAGGCTTGACAAACGATAGGGCATGTGTTATTATGTAGAAGTTGTCTGACGCACGTCGCGAGACAGTTCGTCTAGTAGGGGAACGGGACAGCACATAGGCTATCCCCTTCCGATAGGTTCAAGGTTCTATTAATTGGAGATACTACCATGATTCGCGTTCCTGCTGCTACTCCTGCCGAGACTGGAAAGAACAAGGGCAACGTAGCCATCTACGAATGGCCCACGGCTATCAAGCCGGAAGATAACGCTACTGGTTTGACGGTTAACAAGTCTGGTAAGGTTGTCGTAGGTGTGTCGGGTGATTCATTCACTGTCGCACAGTTTGAAACGCACGATGAGTTCAAGGCTACCGTAGGCGAGCATTACGATGCTATCGTGCTGGACATGGCGAACACGAAGCTTGCTGCTGGTCAAGTTCAGCGCGCCCGTTCTGCTTTCGGTAAGCTTACGCTTGCTCCTGCTGACATCGTAGCCTACGTTATCGAGCGTGTCGCATCGTTCAACGTTGCAGAGTTCTTTGCTCCTGCAAGCAAGGCTGAGAAGGGTACGAAGCAAACCCGTGGAGTTCGTGCGGAACTGTCGAATCTTGCGACTGCTGCCGAGTCGATGAGCAAGGAAGACTTGCTTGCCGCTATCCTTGCCCTGTCGGCGAAGAGCAAGTAAGACACACTAGGGTATGCAATGGGGGAGTATCAGTCCTAACGGATTGGTGCTCCCCCTTCGCATATCCCTGAGCGTCGAACGGTATGGCATGGAACTTGCAGTACAAGGCATGTGTCAACGTCCTGTTAATGGTACCAACAAATGTTGAGAAAGGTACTTGACAAACGATGTACACCTAGTAGATTGAAGGAAGGTTGACAGGACGTTGACACCCGCGCATAACAGTAGCTTCTCCCCCTCCTGAGGCTCGCACCATGACAGACAGCACAACCCCTAGCACAGCGCACGATGCTGCCTTACAGCGCATCCTAGACGTTCTCCCTATGCTTCAATCGTCTGTCACTGTGCTGTTCCAGACAGAGTGCCAGCGGCATGGCATCCCCGAGACTGAAGTGCAGTGTGTAGTAGATGCTTCGGACGCAGAACTAGGTTGTGCAAAGATTGAATCCGGTAGGGTTCCGCTCATTCGATTGAATGCTGCTTGGGTTCTTGACGCTATCTTCAATGGTCGTTCCGAAGTTGTGGTAGAATGTATTAAACGTTGCGCCATCATCGCACACAAGCGTTTGCGCTGGACACTATCGGGTAACAAACCTAGGACTGCATTAGATTACATCGAACGTCAACGTGCGTTTCGCGAATCGAATCCTACTACGTTCTCCCTTCCTGAAAAGCATTTCCGTACATCGTTGACTGTTACCATGTCGGACGCATTGACTGGCGAAACGTTGACGCGAGAGAATGTCAAGACACATGAAGTGTCAGACGTTCAGAAAGAAATGGCACATGAACTTACCGTCAAAGTGTACGCACACCAGCAAGTCGCAGAGATTCTTGACACGTTGCATGCACACAAGGAAGCAGCAAACGATGTGCAAGAAATCAAGGCTGTAGGTATCACGATGGTATCAGCGGATTGGGTTATTCAATCTCTCACATACGAGGATGTACGATGACAAACGTATACGTTATCTTTCTCGCCTACCTATGCGTTATGACGCTCGTATATCTTCTATTCGGAGGAACAGACAATGACAAGTAACGTCGAAGTTGTGCGCCCTGTTGATATTCTCGTGAAGTATCTAGAACGTGGACACATGGTGAAAGTAACTTGGCGTCCAGACTTGAAGCATACCGTATCCCCTACGGGATTAGATGGCGCACGATGGTTGTATGATAATCAAGGCTGGACATTGCCAGCATTATCCGCACATGAATTGCTGCCATACTTCCGCAATAACTTTGCTGACTGTCGCGTGTCATTCGATTCAGCAGCAGCCAAGTTGATTCACGAACAGTTAGAACGTGAGGCTGCAACGTCTAGCCTATCGCTTGCAGAAGATGGTGAAGTTCCAGACGTTCTATCTGTTGTGCTGAAACCTTTTCAACGTGCGGCGCTCGCGTATCTTCTACGTGGAACCCCTCGTAAGATTCTTGCGCTCGACACTGGACTAGGAAAGACAGCAGTAGCTTGCGCCTACTCACGTATCCGACAGGCTCGCACACTATGGGTAACGAAGCCGGCGCTTGCCAATAACCTTAAGCGTGAAATCAAAAAGCTTACGGGACAGACTGCAATTCTTTTGATTGGTACTTCACCATCTACCGAAAGCATTCGTATTCTACAGGATGAAACACAGCAGCATGTAATCATTACTTATGATTCTCTCTCGCGTTCATTGCATGAAGAGAAGAATGCTGACGGTAACGTAACGTCATCCGCATCTTTGTGGGCATTAGCAATTCAAGTATCATCCTTCGATCTCCTCGTCGTCGATGAGGCGCACAACATTAAGAATCGTGCGACAGGACGGTACAAAGTATTGTCAATGCTTGGTGGTATCAAATCAATTCTGTTCTTGACTGCTACTCCCCTTGTCAATAACGGACTAGATGCATTCAGTCTGTTGCATGTACTTGACAAGGGTACATTCGGCAGTGTGTCAGAGTTCACCCGCGCATATCTTTCTGCGGATGGCAAGCGCATCCTGAATCCTCGTAAGATGCAACAGGATTTACTACCGTTCATGTTCCGCCGCAAGAAACTTGACGTTCTCAAAGACTTGCCCCCGAAGGTACGACAGAATCATTCTATCACATTGTCGGATGTGTGGCAGAAACGTTATAATGATGTGCTGTCGGGTATCTACACTGATCTTAAGGACAACATGTTTGAAGTTCCTGATATGATTCTCGCAAAGATCAATCGCTTCCGGCAAGTTGTATCGCAAGCGAAGGTGGAGCATACTGCCGAGCATGCAATGACACTCGAAGAGAACGGAGAGAAGTGTCTCATCTTCACTGCATGGAAAGAAACTGCTGAACTTCTTGGTAAGGAACTATCTTGCAATGTAATTACTGGAGATGTATCCCAGGATGTACGTACGAACATGCAAGATGATTTCAATAATAATGTACACACAAAGCATCTCGTATTGACACTAGATGTTGGACGCGAAGGATTGAATCTCACTGCTGCCACTGCGATTGTGTTCAACGATTACGGATGGAATCCTATGATCCACGATCAAGCAGAAGGACGTGCATGGGGACGATTGAATGATCCTCATGGTTGCTTGGTACAGTATGTGCAAGTAGAGGATTCAATCGACAGCTTCATGCTAGAAACGTTAGCACGTAAGCAACAGATGATTGACTCAGGCGTCGAAGGTGTACGTGCGTACGCTACGGAACAGACAAGCATGCTGCGTGATTTCATTCGGTATGTGCGGGAGAATACATAATGTTGTGTTGTGCGGGGGTGTGAGGGGTGTGAGGGTACGAGCGGAAGGGGGTATCGGGAAGCTATCCGACACCCTATTCCTGCCCCTTAAACCCTTGCCCCTTCGACGCTTTGCCCCCTTCCTGCCATCGTATTCCCTATACCATATGATAGGGTAGCCCTAGGGATTCGATGCGTCAGGATGGCACCTACAAGCGTGTCACTCCGACACACCCCCGTCACCCCTAACCCTTCCCACTACCCCTTGACAAACTAGCCCTGTCCTGCTACCTAGCATCATACGCCATGACGCAACCCCTGACACGATAATATCATGCAAACATTTCTTCCTGCACAAACATTCAAAGACTGTGCTGCAATTCTTGATAACAAACGATTGAACAAACAGATCATTGAATGCAAACAAATTTATGCATCTCTCACTGGTATGTCAGAACCATATGGCAAACCATCACGCGAGACTAACGGATGGTCGTCACATCCTGCGACTCGTATGTGGAAAGGTGCTGAGCATTTCTTGTGTATGTATGCAATCTATATGCGCGAAGAAGCAACACGCCGCAAAATACGCGACAACACAGAGATGTTAAAGTTCTTCGAGATTCGTATGAACCGTCACGAGTTTATCATGCCATCATGGTGGACGAATCCAATACATCGTGAACGTATTATTCATACGCATCGCTGTAACCTAGCACGTAAAGATTGGAAGTATTACTTCCCGCAATTCCCTGAACTAAAAGCAATAGAAGTATTTACAACAGATTACTTCTGGCCTACGCAAACACACAACACGAGAGAATCATAACATGATCGTAGCATACAACGAGTTCTATGACACGATGCGTATCGGAGAGATAAACGAAAAGGGTGAGTGTGTTATACATCTCTGGTTTAGTTACTCAACTAAATGGACTACACTACCGGAACGCAGCATCACTGGCATTCGCATACTGGCAAATCTTTGCGATGACATTATCCTTCACGATGATGGAGAAATCTAATGAGTTGCATACGTGATGTTCGCTTGCTCATCGCTCGACATCTTGATCTACCTACGGACATTCGCGCAGCAGTATTGAATGTCTTGAACGTAACGGATGCTGCACTAGATACAGAAGGATGGCAAGAAGGTGATGATGTAAAGGCTGCTCTTCGTACACTAGACTCTGCAATCCTTAACATGAACGAAGTTATCGAAGACGATGACGAAGGTGATGATCCACTAGATGACGATGATCTTATCGACATCGACGACATTGATATCTTAGACGATGAGGATGATGACGATGGCGAAAACGCCTGAAGAGATCGTACTATTTGAAAATAAAACAGGATCAGTAACATACATGCTGCATCGCAATCAGAAAGATCGCATTCAGATTGACGTATTTAATGCCGGCATGTGGAATAAGATGAACTATAAACTTAAACAGCACGACGAATTTTATCTCATGTCAACAGATATCATACACCTTGACGAACGATGACATCCGAAGAACTGGCAAACACATCCGAAGCAGTCATCACATACATGACTGAGAAGTTTCCAATGGAAATGTATGAGCGCGGTGCTTTACTCATGTCCATTGGTTCATTCCTTGTAGCTTCAGCAATCCCTGAACTGTGGCCTGATCTAAAGAATACAGCAATCCTAGCACACCAACTGTTAGATCAAGAGAACATGCAGCACAAACATTCATTGCTGCAAACTGAATCGAACATCATCACACCTGACAACAAGATCATAACGCTATGAAGATTACATCGAACGCTATCGAGCAACTCCAGCCGATCATCGAACAGATCGACAATGAGCTTGCGAAAGATCAAGAAGATCGTGTTACATTCATCATCCGTAGTGATCGAGTCCCTTCACTCAAGGCGAATCTCGCTACATACAAGAGTCTATTCCGACGCGATGAATGGAACGGTAAGTTCTGGATGCATAAGAAGCTCGACAAGAAGACAGGCATTCCATATCTGGAAGTAAACTTCTCCCCTCGCGGTCGTCCTAACTTCATCATCGAGAAGCCTGAGAGTGCAACGCTTGATGAATCAGATCGCTTGTTCGATACGATTACAACTAACGATGCATTGAACCCAGGAGATGGTCCAGCATACGAGATGAATGATCGTCAGATTTCTCAGATGCTTCTACTTGAAGCGCCGAAGTCTGCACAATTTATTATCTCTCATCTCTCTGAAGAGACACAAGCATTCTTGCGTGACATGAAGAACGCTGATCCAACTGGACTAATCAATCTTATCCAGCGTAACGGTTACCGTATCAGCATCGTAATGGATACTCGACTGAGGATTTACAAGTGAGCAAAGTATACATCACCAACTTCAATTCTGATTACGACTATAGCGAAGCCGAGAAGCTTGGCGAGACTGTGCTCATGTCGTCAGGATACATTCCAGAATACAAACTGAAGAGTCTTGAAGCATCATTCGCTATCTATGCTTTGCAGTCTACGGAAGAAGACTTCCTTCTATTGTCTGGCAGTAACATCGTGACTGCTATTGCAGCAGCAGTATGGGCAAAGGCAGGAAAGGGCATTACTTTTCTCCAGCATGGACGAAAGAAGAATGCAGATGGTGTAATGGAAACAGCATACATCTCACATAACTTCTATGGCTGAGAACCTACGCAACAAAGTAAGACTCTCACTTGAAGCATCGCAAGTCAGTGCGTTCTATGAACACTTCGATGGTGAGTCTTTGAGTGAAGCAGTCAACAAGCTTATGACGCTTATGCTAGAAGAGTATGATCGTGAACCAGATGCGATGAACGCAATCCTTGATAAGATGTATGAACGTTTACAAACCTAGACAAAACTCATGAGCATCGACCTTCCTATCGACAAGCGACGATTCCTTCCTGTCCTTCCGCGCAACGAACCCGCAACGAAAGACAGCACAGCAGTCAAGACATTCAAGGCATGTCCGCGAAAGTATTTCTATCGTATGGTACTCGGACGCACGAAGCCTGAAGGACAATGGGCAAGCGTCTTCGCATTCGGTAGTGCAGTACACAAGTTTCTTGAACATCTATACGAAGATGCTGACGTAGCTAACGCTATGCAGCAAGGACTGAAAGTCTTTCGCGCACCGACACACAAGAACTTCGAGTTCCAATCAAAGGAACGATTCATTCAGACATGCACTGCACTCTTCAATAAGTATCGTGAAGAGAAAGACAAGAAGATTGTCGAAGTGTTGTCTATCGAACAACCTTTCTCGCTCAAGTTTCCTGACGGTAACGATGTTGGCGGACGCTTCGACCAGATCATTAAGTGGAACGGACGTGTATGGCTGCGCGATTGGAAGACGACATCGAAGCAGTTGCAGTATTGGCGCAAGAGTCTTGAGCCTAACGATCAAGCGACACGATACATCTATGGTATGTCATGCTTACAGTTCGGACAGGATTCACACGGCTATCCTAACAAAGTCATCGACGGTGTGCTGTTCACTGCCATCTACAATGCAAAGACTGTTGGACCAATCATCGAGAATGTTCCTTCATCTCGCACATTGAATCAGATCAAGTTGTGGGTGAACGACCAGATGATGATTCATCGCACGATGGATATGTGTCGCGAAGCAGATGTCTGGCCGCAGAACGAAGACAACTGTTCCTTCTGTGATTACCAAGAAGTATGCAATCAATCAACAGAAGCCGGCATGCAGAACATGTTGAAGACTGCGTACGTACATGCACCGTGGAAGATGGAAGAAGTAGATCAGAAGACACTCACTGAGAAATAATATGCTGAAGAAACTATCTGAAGATACCCGCATCGAAGGCGTTCAGATGTTCCTCTACTCCGAGAACGGAGCAGGTAAAACATTCTGGGCTGGTGGTGCAGGTGATGACTGGATTTATGTGACAGATCGCAACGGACTTCTTACATTGAAGTCAAAGCTATTCAAGGATAAGGTAGGTACGAATCCTTTCATCGTCGAACTTATCCCTGACGAGTCGCCTACTCAGCCGAAGATGTTCGATGCATTGCGGAATCAGATCGACGGATTCCTTGCACCATCTACAAAGAATGACTGGCGCGGCATCATCATAGACGACATCAATGCTGTGCGTATCGCAGCACGTAACAAAGCAGTAGACTTGAATGGTGTGTCAGGCAAATCGAAGACTGCTGTGAACATGCAGAGTGGGAAGTTCAAAGACATCATCATTCCCACGATGGCAGACTTTGGTACAGAGATGGGACTCGTCGAATCTTTCCTTAGACAAACGACAGAAGGTTTGCGTGAAGAAGGAAAGCATTCAATCGTTGGCGCACATCAACGCCTTTACCGTAAGCAAGGAGATTCAACTATCGTCGCGATCAAACCGCTCTTGACTGGGGCTGACACCCCCGATAGTATTCCAGGAATCTTCGATCTCGTATGGTATATGAGAATCGTAGGATCAGGAAGCAACGTCAAGCGTGAACTCGTTACGGAACCGGAAGGTGGCATCATGGCTAAGACACGATTAGGCGGATTGTTCAAGCCTATCGAACGTGACTTAACTGCCAAGCAAACCTTTGACCGTATCGAGAAGTGGTTGAAGGAAGGTACGATATAATTTCTTTTCATCTCTAAGCAAACAAACATGTCTATCTACAAGCCGAATCTCGATAAGTTCTCATCAAAGAATTTCATTCTTCCTGCGGGTGAGTGGGAACTGGAAGTTGCCAGCGTCAAGCTGCGTTCTGTTGACATCAAGAACGGTAAGAATGCTGGCTCTAAGATGCATATGGTTTCTGTATCGAACCGCGTCATCGCTTCGACAGATGGTGAGACTGAGCTGGCGAACAAGCCTGTGACGTTTGACTTCATCATCAACGTCGATCAAGAAGATGGCTTCAAGCGTGTGCTGAAGTTCGCCATGACTTGCAACGGTATCGTTGCGGGAACGGATGAAGCGGACGAAGAGTTCCGTAGCCGTTTCGGTGGCGAAGATTGGTCCGTCGATGTCGATACGGGAACGTTGGGTAGTGGCTGGACGATGTTGCAGAACAAGCGTTTCATCGGCAGCACGAAGATTGGTGGCAATCTTGAGTATCCTCGTGCGGAACTTACGTCCTTCCGTCCGTTCTAAGATTGTGTAGTGTGTCCTGTTGGGGGCAGGACAACGGTTGATACGGCAGCCGCAAGTGTGATATGTTGGGGGACATTGAAACACACCGGACTCCATATAGATGTATCATTGTACCATAGCGTAAACATGTGACTTTCTCCTCACATAAAGACAGTAAACGTTTCTTGAGCAAGAACGTTGAACATCTGCGCTATGGTTCTATTGCCTCGTTGCATAACGGTAGTGCCGCAGACTTTGACTCTGCTGGTGTGGGTTCGATTCCCGCCGAGGCTATGCAGTATAGTTCACAACTCTAACAAATAAACATGACAAATCCCGTGATCGAAACAAACATCGAACGTATCCTTGAAGATCATTTGTTTGCAGAAATTCATCATACCGAGGAGCGCATCAAAGACCTGACAGAAACAATCTTAGCATTTGAAGCACGGCGCACGAAATTGTTAAACATCGCGAAGGCAGCAGAACTTACTCTCAAGAGGTAATCATGAACGTCAAAGACTTGCTGGACTACGAAGCGTTGCCCGAAGAAACTCGCCGGCTTGCAGAATCATACTGGAAAAGCGAAGTGCTGAAGGCGCAAGAAGAAGCAGATGAACAGTACGATAAAGGATATTCTGCTGGTGAAGATGCTTCATCAGATGAGATCGCAGGACTTGAAGAAGAGATCGAAGCGTTGAAAGAACGTATCGAAGAACTAGAGAATGACTGACATTAACATTCCTCTTGCTGCACTCTTAACTGCTGACCGCATGCGTCATGTCGCAGCATACTTATCAGTCAACAAGAATGATGCAGTATGGAAGCAGCTCGCTAAGTTGCTTGAAGCAGAAGCGCAAGACATCATTCAGGACAACATCAACAAACTCAAGTCATGATTATCCCCCTCCGCAATAACGTACTCGTTGCTGCTCTTGACGATCCTGATACATGGTATGGTTCATCTCTTATCGTACGTCCTGAAACGACGAAGGATCGTAGCGATCAAGGTATCGTCAAGGCTGTAGGTCCAACCGTCAAGGATGTACAGATCGGAGACTACGTTACCTTCTCTCCGTATAGCGGTAAGGTAATCAACGATGCAGACGAAGGCGACAAGCTTATCATGTTGTCAGAAGATGGTATCATTGCTATTATCACAGCGCCGACGACGACAGTTGAAAGCGTCTGCATCGCAACGGATATCAGTGGTGAATACATTGGAGCAACAGCCGAAGCTCTCATCCTATTGCTACGAGAATCATATCATAAGATGCCGAGAGTCGTAGAGCAGAAGCGCAAGTGGGAACAGAGGGGAAATGTATGAACGACACATTCCTCGATCTATATATGTCAAGCGGCTGTGCTGTACATCTGCATCTAGATAGTCTTTTCGATCTGACAACAGCAGTGCAAGATGGAGATACTCTTGTTCCTCTTGTGCTAGTTCATGGTCAATCAGTAACAGTAGTAGTAGACAAGATCGAAGGCTGGTCAATCAGTACACCAGAATCCCGCGCAGCATACGATCAACATGTCAACAGTCTTCACGAAAACGAAGAAGACGACTCATCCGAACCGTGGAAATCATAACATGACTACCATTCGCATCGTATACAATGATGGATCAGAGTCTATTCACGAGAACTTTGTTTTGTTTAGCGTGACGCTTGATGAGTATGTGCTGCAATCGGACGATAAGAAGATTAACCATCGCGCACCAAAGTCAAGTGTCATGTTTATCAATGTGACTCAAACATGAAACTAGTATCTGATCGTTTCGTTCCACATATCGGACCAGAGAACGCTGACATCATCTTCATCGGCGATGCACCTAACACCGCTGACGATACATCATTGACTCCGTTCTCTGGTTCTGTTGAAGACTTCCTGAATAGCGCACTTGAAACGATCGGATACACACGTGAAGATGTTAGACTTGCAAACGTACTGAACTATCAACCATTGAAGAATGACTTCCGCAAAGCACATACATCATGGCAACTAGATGAAAGCAGAAGTCTATTGAAGAATTATCTAGCAGCACACAAGCACAAGGTTATTGTTCCTCTTGGAGATGCAGCACTAGACTTCCTCATGTCATTCGATGGCATCACGAAGCGGCGCGGATCAGTATACAAGTATAAGAATACTCCAGTCATCCCAATGATACATCCTTCTGTGTGCTTGCGCGACGGTGCTGCCATGCCCACATTTCTACATGATCTTGCGAAGCTGAAAGCTATACTTACTGATGGCTGGGAAGAATGTTCATACAAGAACTTCATCGTTGATCCTGACATCTTCACTCTTGAAGGCTTGCTTCCAACTCTACTGTCATCTGACCGTCTGGTAGTAGACATTGAATCCAAAATGCACACATCATACATACGTTGCATAGGATTCGCGTGGAGTCCATTGCATGCTGTGTGTATCTTTAACGATGCGCCTTACAGTGAAGAACATCCGAATGCTATCGGATCAAACTTCCGTCGTATTGTAGAGAAGCTTCTTCTATCCTCCGTGCCGAAGACATTTCATAACGGCATGTTCGACACTATTATGCTAGAAGAGAATGGTTTCTCTGTAGAGAACTGGACATATGATACGATGGTCGCGCAGCATGTCTTGCAGCCTGAACTTCCGCTCGGCCTAGACTACTGCACATCTATGTATACTGACATCAACTACTATAAGGATGATGGTAAAGAAACTTCTGATCGCATTGATCGAACGCGCCTTGGTGTCTACAATTGTAAGGATGTGGTAGCTACATGGCAGACGCAAGATGGGCAGATGCGAGAGTTTGCTGAAGCACCATCCAAGTTCACGTACTTTACATACAAGATGAAGCAGATTCCTCTCGCAAAGCATTTCAGTACAACAGGCATGCTTGTTGATCCTGAGCGACGCGACGAATTGAATGCTGTCATTACATCGAAGCGCGATGCGGACTATAGTATCTTCATCGGCATCCAACAGATGCTTGGTGTAGAGTTGTTCAAAGTATCACAGTCCGCTCGCATTAAAGACTTCCTGTATAAGACTCTTGGCTTGAACGTCAAGACGAATCGAGAAGGAAAGGTAACAGCAGATGAAGATGCTATTGTCGAACTGCTTGCGACAGTAGAGAAGAAGGTGCAAGACTTGAAGACTGACGCAGCAAAGCAGTCATGGCAGATTAAGCTTGCTGCACTAAAGCTTATCCTTCGTATTCGTGGATACGATAAGTTGCTAGGCTCATACATCAACATCGAACTGTCTAACGATGGACGCGCCCGAAGCTGGTATAAGTTCTGGGGTACGGAGACAGGACGATGGAGTGCAAGCCAATGGTATGATGGCACAGGATTAAACGGACAGACTATTCCACGGGAGTCGCTATGAAAAAAGCAGGAAGCAATAGACTGTTGGATCATGCTGTGGAACAGTACACTAGTAAAGACATGGTAAACAATCCACCGCACTATACAGTTGGTACCGTGGAATGCATCGACGCAATTCAAGCAAGCTTAACTATCGACGGCTTCAATGGTTACTTGAAAGGTAACGTCATCAAGTACATGTGGCGCTACGAGAAGAAGGGCGGAATACAAGACCTCGAAAAAGCTCAGTGGTATCTTAACAAGCTTCACAATATGCTGAACGGAGGATGACATCGAAAAGAAACGTAAGCTCCCAATCCGTTCCATGTATGTCGCACCCAAAGGCAAGACTCTTTGTGGCTTCGACTTGTCCGCAGCAGAGGCATGGATCGTAGCATACTTATCGAACGATGTGAACATGAAGCGAGAGTTGGCAGAAGGTGATCTACATTCATTCTCAGCTTGTGGCATCTTCGATATACCAATTGACTTGAGTATTATAGGCAAGGCAAAGTACGCTAACCTATCCGAAGAGAAGCGATACGTTGGCAAGAAGATGAATCATGCTGGCAACTATCGCACTGGTCCTATGAAGATTACAGAGTTCATCAACAAAGAAGGTATCATCTCCATCTCTGTTGCAGATGCTAAACGCTTCCATGCGAAGTGGCTTGGTACATTTAATCTTCAGAAGTGGTGGAGTGAGATCGACTTCATTGCATCGACAACACGCAGCATGACTACTGTGTATGGATTTGAGCGTAAGTTCTGGGGTGTGTATGGTGATGATCTTAAGAAAGAGATGACAGCCTTTGAACCACAATCGACAGTGGCAGATCACATGCACGGTGCAGTCATGGAAGATATGCCCATACGTGGTGGCAATCTAGCAATCTATGAGGACATCGTTCTTCCGTCGAACGGTGAGATCGTTATGTGTAATACCGCACATGATAGTACAATGCTGGAAGTGCCAACACAGCTGGTTGCAGAAATTGTTCCACATGTCATCAGTCTCCTGCGCCGGCCACTAATCATCAAGGGCGAGGAGTTCACTATACCCGTCGATGCCGAAGTTGGTGAGCGATGGAAGGAGATGGAAAGATGGAAAGGATAAATTTCTAAAATGGAAACCTCCCCCACACGACGATGCAAGAACTGGCTGCAATCCTATCGAGATTATATCCTTCCTCGCACAGACGCTCCTGACGCTTTCGTATTTTGGTCTGGTATATTCACGATTGCTGCTGTCCTCCGCCGCCGTGTGTCGGTTCCTAAGAAGTATCTCGGACTCTGGACATGTTACCCGCACATGTATCTGATGTTCGTTGGACCTCCAGGTGTAAGAAAGACAACAGCTATTGATACAGGCGCTCGTTCCCTGCTTACACAAATTGATGGTATCACAGTCGGACCTGACTTCTTCACGAAAGAATCTGTACTTGAAAAGATGCAACGATCATCTGACGCATCCATGTTTATGACTGTAGATGAGTTCTCTTCTGTACTTCAGAAAGCCGGCAAAGATGGTGGTCGTGCAGTGTATGATTTCTTTACTGCTATGTATGATAGCAAGACAGTAATTGAATCATCTACTAAATCCTCTGGAACTGTATACCTTGAGAATCCTACGTTATCATTCTTCAGTGCTACGACTCCGGGATGGATCAACAACAACATGCCAGAAGATGTTATCTCTGGCGGCTTTGCATCACGTTGCATCTGGGTGTATGCTGAAGAACCTAGAGTCGAACAGATGTTCTTCGATGGTGTTGAGTTAGCGCCTGAACTAGAGCGTGATCTTCTGCTTGATCTCCTAGAGATTTCAAATCTTGAGGGTGAGTTTACATTCTCAGATGAAGGACTAGCGTATGCTCGCGCATGGACAGAACTTCCTGCGCCGATGAGCATCAAGAAGAACGAGAAGCTTGGTGGATATTTGAACCGACGCAAGATGCATGTCATGAAGCTGGCTATGATTCATTCAGTCCTACGAACAAACGATCTAATTATCGAAGAAGAAGACTGGAGATTCGGAGTATGGGCATGCGAGTCTATCGAACCCAACCTTGAGAAGATCTTCGGTGGAGTAGGCAAGAACAGATACACAACAGAGATTGATCGTATCGTGTCATACGTACGTGGTATGAATTTCTATACGAAGCAAGTTGTCTCTCGTGCGGAAGTACTAGTCAACTTCAAGCATAGCGCAGAGCCTCGTATCTTGAATGACCTCTTGACATTTGCTGTCGATACGAAGATGCTTAGTGTCAAGGAGAGATGGGTAGCAGGGGAGAAAGAGTATGACTTCTGGGTTCCTGAGGCAGTAGACCTTATCAACGCGGAGAGTTTGAAGTGAGCGACAAGCACATGCTCCCCTCCGATAAGCGACGAACAATCGACAACATTCGCCAAGACCTTGCGTCTGCTGTGCGAGCATTGTATGTTCACGCATCCAACGAAGGGCGGCTTCGGCAGGCAGGGCGACCACCGCTACAAGAAGCAGACGAAGCATACAGAAAGAATCTCAAAGCAACAGCAGAACACTGTAACGAACTAGAAGCACTCATCATGAAGCACTTCAATAGTGCAGTACGTAAACTCAAGAACACAGAGGAATTGCTATGAGCGTCGAACTATCATCTACCTGTCTGTCATGTCACAAAGACTTTGAAGTTCTCATGAACTATCATGCAGAGCAGACGGGAGGACAAGACACAGAGTATATTCCAGAGCATTGGGAACTTGACTCTAACTACTGCCCTCACTGCCATATCGTCCTTCCTCATCTGCAACGAGCAAATCTATCTGCACAAATGAAGCGACGAGTGCAGTACGACTGATATGAGCAATGACTGGAATGTGCATCTAGAGCAGAAAGAACCTCCATACAGCAGACAGAAAGCTCTCATCCCTGCGGCTGTATGGAAAGAACATAAGCATCTTGCCAAGGTATCTCGATCTGCTGCCTTACGGAGAGTGCAGAATGGCTGGAGTATATTTGATGCCATCACTATGCCACCACACACAAAAGATCAATCAGACAACATCATAGCATTTCTTGAGAAACACCCATTAGCACCAAGAGAAATAATAGCAGATGCTATCAACAAGAGCGGAAGCACTACACTAAAGTTTCTTGAATCTTTGGAAGCAGCAGGAAAGATTTATAAAAGTGTTGGCAAGACAACAAAGAATCGTCCGATATATTTCTACAGCCTTGCAAATAATCTAACTCATGAACCAGAAGAAGCGTGGGACATAGACGCAGAGAGGAATTGGAAATCAAAACCATTTGTCAATCCAATCCGACAGCGTGCACTAGACGATCTAGAGAAGTTGAAGAAGATGAAGCAGAAGTAAACAAGAAACCCCCGCCAGAATTAACTGGACGGGGGCTTTTTGTTATCTGTTTCTTTTCAATCCTTTAGTTTCCTTCACATATTCCTTGAACATCTCATTGTTATCTTGTCTCAGATTATTAATAAACTCACGCTTGGATTCTGGAGAGAAGCTATCATCCATAGAGATCGTGCTAATAAAGTTATTATTCTTTGCGATCTTTGCTGCCATAGATTCTAGTGGCTTCTTGATTGCCAGAATCTCTTCGTCTTTCTCAAGTAGCTTACGCGCTGCATCAACATCTCCGATCTTGATGGCTTTCTTCACACTCTTGTCAAGCTCTTGTGCTCGTCGAATGTCTTCATAGAACAGGCTTGAACCTTCGGTAGCATTCGCATCCTTCGTGAAGAATCGTCCGAACACAGGAACGTCAGTCTTCTCTAGCTTCACATCGTTCTCTCCAATACCGCGAACGATAGACGAGAAGAAGTTTCCACCCGCTGCTTCAACAAGATAGTCAGTCATGAAAGGATTAATTCCAGCGTTGTCCGCAAGACTGCGAGCAAGTGGAGATGTCCGTTCATTTCCCATAACCAATGGATCAAGTCCACGTTGAGCTTGTGGTGTAATAGGAATCTTAGAGCCGAAGCTTAGTGGATTGCGTGTGCCAGTCATAGCACCGAAGAGCTGCTGCACTTTCAGAGGCATAGGATTCATACCAACCTGAGAAGTAAAGCCATCAACGAATCTCTTCTTGGCACCATCATCCAATCCATCAAGCATAGCTTCGACAGAGCTACCATAGATTTGACCAAGATTCCAACCAATCTTTGGATACTTTAGAATCTCTCCCTTCTCGGCAACTCCAGGAATATCTACAGGCGCTCGCATCCACCAGTAGCGATAGCCAACATCAGACTTACGCATAGCATTCAACTCTTCATCGTCTTGTGCAGCAGCCCAGAAGTATACAGTAGGAAGTGTAATTGCACCGATACCAACAGCATTCATGCGAATCATCGGAGCGAGATTACCCTTCAGTGCTTCTGTCTTTGCTGTGTTAATCATACGTCCAGTCGCTGCTGCTGTCTGGATACCTACGTTACCAAACTCAGTAACCAAACTCCATGCGCGCAACGAAGCGCCATGCGAATTAAAGTCACCAAGCGTACGTCGTGAACCTAGCGCAGCTTCGATAGGAGTTTGTCCAAGTCTTTGCCGACGTACAAGATACTCACCCATGCGCGAAGCATCAGACAATGGACGAATGAATGATTGCAGCATCTTGAACGGACTTACCGAACCCTTAATAACTTTCGACAACATCTTCGATCCTTCGTTCTTATAGACGACCATTTCGCCCGGATCAAAGCGTGCCGAGTATGCACCACCCGCAGCATTACGCTCCATAAACATCTCTGTCTTCAGCGCCGAATGCATCATGCCGCGAAGAGAATCATAGATCGGAACAAACTTCGGTACAGCCGCAGCCGTCAAGAATGTGTCAGCCATAGGACCAATGCCTGACAAGTCCAACGCGGCAGATACACCGACACGAGTAGGAGCAGACAGGACATTCAATGCAGAACGGAACAATCCGAACTCCAAAGGATTCATTGCTTCTACTGTACGTCGAATATCTCCATTGATTCTCCAGAAAGTCGGACGACCTTCACGAAGAACCATCAAGCTGCCATCGCTTCGATCAAGTCCAGTCTGAAACAATCCAGCCAAATCTTCTGCATCCTTGAGTGGAAGCTTTGCAGACTCTTGTAATTCCTTGACTGTTGCTTCAAACCCAGGAACAGAGTAAAGACTTTTGCCAGCAGCAACAGGCTCAAGCACGCCAGAAAATTGCACAGGGTTCTTCTCGTAAGAATCAACCATCTTAGAGAATGCAAAGTTCCGTCTGTTCTTCTCAAGCATTGAAGCAATGTTATCATGCATCAGCATGAGAGGAGACAGCGAAGCCTTCGTAGAACCTACGCGCTTGATAGAACTATTAATCTTTGTTGCATTGTTAAAGCTTCGTCCAAGACCAGCATAGAATGCATCCTTCAAATCCGCTGCGCGTGTCGCACTCATACCACCCAACGCCACTGCATCATCGACAAGAGCATCAGAAATAACCTTGAACTCTGCTGCAATCTTCTTGATATGATCTGGTGCATTCTCTGCAACGTTAACTGCGCGTTGTAGTGGAACATCCAAAACAAAGTCAGGATTCTTCTTGACAGATGATACAAGAGTCATAGCCTTAAGAACAGCATCGACTTCCTTGATCTCATCCATCTTCAATGAGTTCATGATCTGGTCAATCGTACGACCTTCGACAATCCTTGTGTTGCCTTTGTATGATCCATCAGCCTCACGCACAGCAATACGCATCTGCGTCTTTACGAAGTCATCAGCATGTGTTGACGCTCCAGAAAGAAGCGAGAGCATATCACGTGATTCAGGACTATAGTTTCCAATACCTGTTGTACGATCATACAATTCCATGCGCGGCTTCGTGATGCGTTCTGCAATCCTGCTAAATAGAGACTTACTCTTTGGAGTATAGTCAATGTTCATGTCACGCACATCATCCGCATATGATTGCGCCGCTGGTCCTGCAACTCTAGGTGGTGCCGGAGGAACTGGGGTAGATGTTCCTGTCACTGGATTAACGGATTCCTCTGATCCGGTCACCCAACGCTTATACGTATCATCACTTACTATCTCATTAACCTTCGGAGATTCTAGTGCGATGGTATTTGGAATGTCTAATCCTTCGACATTAGCAGTTGGCTGCGCGCCCCCGACAGGTGTCTGTGCTTTGCGTGGAACTTCAAATCCACGACTAAGGCGACGAGACATGTTAAGCATATCTTCTACAATGTCTTGTTCTTCGCCAGGATCAAGCATCTTCAGATTATTAGCAGCAGCATCATCCAGCCGGAACTGAATGGACTTCATCTGCTTCTGAATATCCTTGTTGATTGCGCGAATCGGACCACCAGTTACACGAGCAGCAATCTCTTCTGCTGTCTGAAGCGATGTACGTGGAATAATGAAACGCTGTCCCTTCTTAAAGACAGGATCAGCCATGACATTCGCCATGTTCAGAACTTGCAGATGCCCATTAAGTTCGTCGAGTGTTAAGAATGCTGAAGGGTTAGTGAAGGGTTTTGCACCAGCAATAGATGCACCTACGCCACCACTCAAATCACTTGCTGTAGTGGATAGATCAACACCCGCGCCAGTCTGCACACCCTTGCCACCAGACGCATACCCTTGAATAACCTGCTTCATCCGATCTTCAACGCCTTGCACCTGAGCTGCAACAATTGGATCAACTTGTTCTTCAGCCCTAGCAGCAGCACGCTGCAATCTATCTGGTCCTGGGATTCTACCAGTAAGTTGATTGGCTTTCTTCTGTGCTTCTTCTTCCAACACACGCTGCATATTATTCCAACGAGCTTCAGCAGCTTGCTGTGCATTAGGCAGCTCACCAGAACCCGGCACCATATCCATCTGTGCTCGCGTTGCACCAACCTGCTGCTGTGTTGGAATATTAGCTTGCGTCTTCGGCACTTCCATATCGCGAAGCTGCACTCTAATAGCTTCCAACTCATCCAACGTACGCGCTTTCTTGATTGCACCACTGTATGCAAATCCAGCATTGAACAATGTGCCAACACTAGAATAGATGCCAGTACGTAGCGCACCCTTCCATGTGTTGAATGACTCAGGGTTAACGACTGCTTCGGTGATAGCACCAGCAAGAAGCTCTTGAGGAATCGTAGTGACACCTACATTGATAGCTTCAGAGATAGCCTTTGATGCAGCAGCAGAAGCTCCCTTTGATGTAGCAAAAGTTGCAAGCTTTTGTCCTGCTTTGCTTCCTACACTACCGAGCATTCTTTGCCCCAGCGGACCCATTACAGGATTAACTGCACCTGCAACACCCAGCGACACAGCAAATCCTGGAATCATCTCC